CACTAACAGCACTTGTTCGTAATTGCGTTAACATGTTTGGCAGTTTGAATATTGGCTTGGTAGCGACCAATCACACATACGCAAGCCAAGACATGTTTGACCCAGATGACAAGATCTCAGGTGGACAAGGCTTTATCTATGCAAGCTCAATCGTTGTTGCAATGAGAAAACTCAAACTCAAAGAAGATGAAGATGGCAACAAGATTTCGGAAGTTAAAGGTATTCGTGCTGCTTGTAAGATTATGAAAACTCGCTATGCCAAGCCGTTTGAAAGTGTGCAAGTCAAGATTCCATATGAATCTGGCATGAATCCGTATTCGGGCCTAGTTGACATGTTTGAAGGAAAAGGTTTGTTGACCAAAGAAGGCAACAGCCTTAAATACACCCTAGCAGATGGTACTGTAATCAAACAATTCCGTAAAGCATGGGAACGCAATGAAGATGAAAGTCTTGATCGTGTAATGAAAGACTTTACTGCTAACCCGCATAAAGATACCGCTGCTGTTCAACCAGAAGAGGAAACTGTCGAATGAGCATTGATGTTGAAGTCTTAATCGAATCTTATATTACGCTTAAAGAATATATTCCGGCAAAAGAGAGACAGGCCGCTGCTGACAACTTGGTCAGTCTGCTTGTAGATAATCTGAGCGATAAAGAATTAAGGGAATTTGGTGGCACTGATAGTTATACCAAACGGGCTATTGAGGAATATGTCGACGACGAAGACGAAGAAATTGATTACGAAGACTGATGTGGTATAATCGTGTTGTTGCTGATCTCGGAGAAATTCCGGCCTTCATTGATTATTATGAAGGCGAACTCGCACAGGCAAAAACAGAAACATCGATAAGAGGTAATGTCGAAAAGTCAGCAGCGAATCTACCAGGTATTACAGAGCATAGATTTAATCAGCTTCAGGAGATCGAAGCTGTACTTCAATATCTTAACATACAACTTCGCAAGATTAGACGACGGCATTTTCAAAAATACCTGGAAGCTTATGCCCGAGCTCTTACCAGTCGCGACGCAGAAAAATATACAGATGGTGAGGACGAAGTCATTGACTTTGAGACTATCATTAACGAAGTTGCCTTGCTTAGAAACAAATGGCTTGGAGTCATGAAAGGTCTTGAAAGCAAAAACTTTATGTTGGGTCATGTTGTGCGTTTAAGAACCGCCGGCATGGAAGATATTGTGGTATAATGGATTACAAAGAATACGCAAACAACATTTTACGAGAATGGGCACTATGTTCTCATGCCCGACCAAAAAATAATGCTGTTGATATCCAAATTGAAAAAGATGTATGTGGTCGTTGGGCTGTCAATTTGATTCACAATCTCAATTGGGGTTCTGAACGAGAGATTGCCGAGGCTTGTCACCAACTTGAATATAGATTAAAATCACTAAAAGACAAATTAATAATAGAGGTAATGAAACATGGTTCTGTTTAAAAATCCACAAGAAAGCCATAATCATAGTAGGAATGTTTTAAATATTTTGTACGGATATGATACATTTTTAGATAGCCTTGAAGTAGTTGCAGACTTTGGCTGTGGATACGGTTTAGATACGCAATGGTGGGCTACATTAGAAACTAGAGATGATCCTCCTGAACCTAGAAATTATATCACTTATGCTGTAGATACTGATAATAAAAGATTTAATAAAAATCTTTTAGATTTACCAAATGTTTATTTTTTAGAAGATGATTTTGATGGATCAGACGTAGTGTTACCAAGAACAGCCGATTTAATTTGGTGCCACGACGCTTTTCAATTTGTAAATAATCCGTTAAACACTCTAAAATTATTTAATGAACAATTAAATGTTAATGGAATGTTATTGCTTATATTTCCGCAAATGGTTCATTATGAATTCAATAGATTAAACAATTTAAGTTATCATAACTGTTATCATAACTATAATTTAATAAATTTAATGTATATGTTGGCTGTAAATGGATTTGACTGTAAAGATGCTTACTTTTATAAAGAAATAAATGATCCATGGTTACATATTGCAGTATATAAATCAGATATTGAACCAATGAATCCAAAAAAAACAAATTGGTATAACTTAGCCGAAGCTAATTTACTAAACGATAGTGTTGTTAATTGTCTCAACAAATATGGCTATGTAAGGCAAGAAGAAATAATTACTACATGGTTAAACAAAGATTTCCATCTTCCCAAAGAATGAAAATAGTACTAGTAACTGGCGGCTTTGATCCTTTGCACTCGGGTCATATACGTTATTTTAAGGCGGCAAAAAACTTAGGCGACATGTTAATAGTAGGACTCAACAGCGATGAATGGCTTGAGCGTAAAAAAGGTCGTGCCTTTATGCCTTGGAATGAGCGTTTGTGTGTACTTAACAACTTGTCAATGGTTGACGAAGTTTATACATTTGACGACGAAGATGATTCAGCAAGACATTTTATTCAGCAGGTACGAGCTCATTATCCTGATGCAAAAATAATATTTGCCAACGGCGGTGATCGCACCAAGGATAACATTCCCGAATTGTCAGAATCAGGTATAGAGTTTGTGTTTGGAGTAGGTGGTGATAAAACGGCCAGTAGCAGTATTTTTTTACAACGCTGGATAGATACCAATAGTAAAACAAAGTAGGTACAAATTTGCTTGACACTGTCTTGCGTTAATAAATGCTTGAATAGATTACGTATATCATAATCTCCCTGATAATCTTTGATGATATGTGTATTGTTTAATTAGTTGTTCAACATCAGCTGTAGATTTTGGTTGTTTACTTTCGATATATCGTTCAATATCACTTTGTGGGCGATATCTTGGAAACATCTCTCGTAAACGCTCTATTAGACTGTTCCAGTCCATTTTTAATCTCCTTATGGGCATGCTAATATTTATTGCGTTGCAACATGAATAAAACTAATAGATAAAACCATAAATATTAAACTATGCGTGATTTGATTAATATTATAAATGAAGCTACTGGATTAGCCGGTCGAGGCCCTGGGGACATTTTTGTAGACAACAACGGAAACGAAGTAATGTTCCGTGAGCTTAAATTTTATCCAACAGTTGGTAGATTTAACACTAAAGAAGAAATGTCTGCTGCTATAGCAGACATTGGAGAGCAACTACAAAGAGCTGGTATAGACGTAGTAGAAACAAATACTGACAGAGGTATGCTAGCATTTGGTATCGCTATGTTTAGTTCTCAAGATAACAAAGTACATGCTTATATTAGATATTTTCAAAAAATAGCATACAATTTTAGATCAAACTTCTGGGATAATAATTCAATTCCTGGTCTTAAGTTAGGAAAGAAAAGTAGTGAAAAATTACGTGTAGGATACTCGCCAAGTGAAGTATTAACACAATTAGATGATCTTACACCCGAAGCAATTATAGAACAGATAGCAGCAAAATTTGGCCCAGACAGTGTTTTTACACAAATAGCAACAAGGGTAAATCAAGGCGGTACATCAAATATCGTAGTACCAGCAGAAGGCATTCAATTTGAAGCATTTAGAGATTTATTTTGCGAAATGCTACATCCTATTGCTCTTAAATCTGGATTTTTTACCGGTGCCTTGCAAACTTCGGCTACAGTAGCAGAAGAAAAATTTTTAGGCCCAGGTGGATTTCAAACAGCTCTAATAAATTTTAGTGCGTCAAAAACTGAAGGACTAAGCGATAGTTTATTAGTTGGTAAAAACGGTGTTACACTGAAAATCAGTAGTAAAAACAAAGTAGGTAGTGCAAAAGCCAGTGTAACAAATCTAGCCGTCGAAGCTAGAAAAATGACCGAAGGAATCGAACAGTATCAAGACGCGATTGAAATTCTAAATATTATTGAAAAGTCTGATGCAAAATTTGCTCCGCTTTTACTAGCACAAAGATTTGGTATGATAAACGACGAAGAAATTTCTACGGTAATGAGTCTTCGTAATCAGACCTCCTTTGAAGAAATTGCTGTTAACTTAGACAAATATCCCGGCATGACCGATAATCTAAAAGCCATATGGCGTCGTCGTAGGGCAAAAAACATGGAAGACAGTATTCCATTTTTCCACATGGTCAGCGGTATTGCACACACTGTTGCAGAACATATTAATAAGAAAACTGACTTTGGCCGAGCAGCATCTACAATTTTAAATAATGGTGCACTAATTCAAGTTTATACAAACATTAAAAAAATGGGAGAAAAACTTGAATTATTTCCTTTCCAAACACAATATCCAAGTGAAACAATTACTGGTGTGGTCATTGACGCCGGCACAAGATACAAAAGCACTGCTATCAATGGTAAGTTTGGTTTTCAAATTCTTAAAAATGGTGCTAAACCAGAAATCACTGACAACGAATTAGATGGTGAAGTACCCTCCAAAAAAACAATGGATTTTGATCCAGAAAAGACTCGATTACAAATAACACCAAAAGGTCGTAGAGCAGAACCTCGCGAAAAAGGTCAAACTCCTAGACAAAAACGAGATACTCGTTGACAAACTCTTATAAATTATCTATAATATAAAATATTAACAAGCATTGGGAGTAAAAATGATAATCTATATAGCCATGGCAGAACTAGAAGATGGAAGTCGTTCTATTGAAAGAGCCTATTTGAATAGAGATGCAGCAGAGCAAGCGGTACAATTAATGATAAAAGAATTAGAAGAACAAACGCATTGGACCAATATGATTCCTATCATAGAAGAAATCGAGTTAGTAAATGAATGATAAACAAAGAGAAATTTTGGTTATAACTCAAGAAGAATCTGCAGAAGTAATTCAAGAAATTTCTAAAATTTTTAGATTTGGTTTGGATGAAGTTCACAAAGACGGCATGCAACACAAAAATAAGTTAGAAGCTGAAGTCGGCGATCTGTTATGTATGATTGACCTGATGTTTGAAAATGACTTGTTAAATTTACATAATGTGCAAGAAGCAATTAAATCTAAAAAAGATAAACTAAAAATTTGGAGTAAAATTTATGACTGAGTTGTATAGAGGTTTGTTATTGGTGCTAACAAATAAGTTTAATGAACTTATTTTATCTTTTAGAATGCATATTCAATCATTCAAGCAAGATACTTCGGACCCGTCAAATTATTTTGATGTAGATGTATTAGGTTTTTGGAACTTGATGTTAGAAATAGTTTTTGTATTATATACATTAATTTGTCTCACCTCTGGAGTTATATTAATATCAATCTTAGCTGTTTTGTTTTATCCATGCCATGCATTTTTAAGATATACCTCGTTGATACTAAGAAATATCAAATCTCCGCCACCGGAACCAGTAATAAAAGATAATATTCAATCAACCTTTACCGAAAAATCACCTGTGATTATCAAGAAAGATGGCAAAGAAAAAGAGTAACGTAGCTAAAGGCAAAGATAGCTACGATGCAGAAATAGGCGGCGAATTAGTCGCCTTTTTTAATAAAAATATCACCCCTTACGCCACCGAAGTTGGCGGTCCTGCCTTTGATTTAATTCCTATTGAAAAACAAAAAGACATTATGATTAATGTTGCTCGTATGCATGCCGAGCAAGAATATAATCGTATTATGGATTTAGTTAGAGTTCTACAAAAACAGGCCGACGAAATAAAACGTAGATTATATATTACTGATGCTGTACACGCCGCCGAATATCAATTTCAAATATACCACGGACAATGTTACTGGTTGTGTTTTGACAGTAAAATTAATCGAACTAGATTAGTACCTCTTGGACCTGATGACTGGACAACAGGTCCTCCTGAACATTACAAATATATTGCTAGAGTAAAGTGGTTAGGTGATTACACCTGGATAGAAGTTTCTACCAAACAAAATTCCGACGATAGTACTCAACAATCTTTATAAGTTCACTATCAAAATCTGCTGTAGCAGTCCACCCTAGGCTTTGAAGTTTCGTATCATTGATACTGTATCTAACATCTTGACCTGGTCTTACAACACTAAGATCAAGTTCGCCATCGCCAAATAAGTCACACAATCTTTTAGCAATAACAAGATTTTGTTCTTCGTGATTACCAGAAATATTGTATATTTCGTTAGTTACACCTGCTTGAATAATTGTAACGACTGCCTTGGCGGTATCACTTACGTGTAGCCATGTTCTTCTAGGTAGACCTCCGTTGTGTAAAGGTATAGGTCTACCTAATTGTAAACTTTTAATACTTTTAGGAATAAATTTTTCTGTGTATTGTCCGATACCATAGTTATTAGTTGGTCTTACAATAACATAAGGTACTTTGAATGTTCTAGCCCACGCAAGTATAAGTTGATCTGCAGCTGCTTTTGTAGCCGAATAAGGATTACTTGGTTTTAACAAATCAGTTTCAGAATGGCTACCAACTTCAATATCACCATAAACTTCGTCGGTACTAAAATGCAGTAGTGTAGGCATTTTAAAACGATGTCGTTCTTTAATTAGATTGAGCAAATGATGTACACCATTAATATTGCTACGTAAGAATACATCTGAGCTTACAATACTGTTGTCAACATGAGTCTCAGCTGCGGTATTAATTATGTAGTCGCAGTCATATAACATATCTAAATCATTAATGTCGGATTTGATAAACTTGAATTGGCTATTCTGTAACAGTTCTGGTAACCACTGCGTATTTGCAGCGTAGGTTAATTTATCTACACCAATTACATACCAGCCTTGATCTAGACATTGTCTAGTAACATGGTATCCAATAAAACCTAAACAACCTGTAACGTAAACTACTTTTGTGCTCATATTTTTCTTGTTAAATTCAAATATGCAGGTTCTTGAGAAGCAATAAATGCAGGCCATATATCCTCAAGTTCTGCAATAGACTGTGGTTTATATAATTTAATATTAGGTAAAGATTTTAACACTAGTTCGTCATCGTGTGCCCAATGACTAACCCCGTCGTGGCTATAATCTTTATCTCTACCGCTACCAATTAATTTGACTGAAATGTTTTCGTAATTTACGTAGTTACGTAAAAACTCAAATGGACGATACAGTAAAAAACTACTCATCGAATAGCATACCGGAACTAATCCTTCATTAGCCATACCTATAGCTGCACCAATCATTAATTGTTCAGCTGCACCCACATTGTAAAAACGTTCTGGAAAAGCATTACGTATTTGATCTAAGATACCAAACCCAAGATCAGCAGTTATAACACGAATGTTATCGGTACTTATCATGCTTTCTAACAATAAACTAGCACATTCTTTTCTCATTTTGTGATCTCCTTATAGTCTTGCTCTTTAAGAACATAGTAATGTGTAAGTAATTCTTGAGCAAACGACCAACTAGGCGGGTCACTAAATCTTAAATTTATTCTTGGCAAAAAAGCACATAACCTATGAGTCAGCTGATGTATATCTACCATATCATATGCACCCATACCGTTGATATTGGCATAGACATGTAAATTAGTAATATTATTATCGTGTATAAAACGTAATGCCTCCCAAATACTACCTTCGGCTGCTTCACCATCGCTGATCATGCAGTAAACTTGTTTGTCGGGAGTTGCTAATGCGTGTCCGACTGCAATAGGTAATCCAGAACCAAGACTACCGGTAGAGCAGTATAAATGATTCTCAAGATCTCTTCCGGGATGTATGCCATGCTTATGTAACATAGCTACTGGATCTACTCCGTAGTATTTTTCTAGTACAACGTACAAGGCAAGACCAGCATGGCCATTGCTAAGAATAAACACTTCATCATCTTTACGCTTACTATAAATTTCTTCAATAATAGGCAAGGCACTAAGAGTTGAGCTAAGATGACTTAGCCGTTGTTGATATGTAATATCAATAAGTCTTCGGGTTAACGGATTCATTTTTAAATATAACTAAAAGTCCACGTTGGCAACGTTCATCGGATCTACTGTTAAGATTAAACAAGTGATGACTCATTCCATATTGTTTGGTTCTTACATAAATTTGTTTAAGATTATGAAATGCATCGTGATCGACGAAATTTACATCGTGATAAATTAATATACCATTGTCATTTAATAAATTAGCATAAACATGTTCAAACCACTGATCCGTACGATGATGGTCACCATCGCTCATAATGAAATCAAATTTGGTGTTGCACCCAAAAACAAATTCACGTTCATCAGACGTAACAATTTCAATCCTATCCCCGTACTTTTCATTAACTCCGGGCGGCATTTGTCCATGCCAATCAAACCAATTATCAACTAAAGTATATTGAAATGGCTGTTGATTATATTCTAAGGCATCTAAAATAGCGTCGGTACTTTTTCCTCCTCCTAATCCTATTTCAAGGATAGTTTTAGGTTTATTAGACTTTACCAAACCTGCTATCAAATCGCTATGTGCTGTATCTATTTTAACATTGTCATCAAGTCCAAAATTTGTCATTAATTAATCCTATAGGCAATAATATGTGGTGTTAGTTCAATTTTTTCTGCAATAATATCTTTGTTGGCTGTGGTCCACTCATTATGAGCACGATTAACATCTGGTAAGTTAACATCATCAAAAATGACTATTCCTGATTTACTAGCGATCAAACTGAGGGCTAAAATACCATCTAAAACAACATCATCATAATGATGTGAACCATCAATTAATACACAACCTACATTTAACTCTTCTATCATAGTTGGAGTCAGTTCCTGTAAAAATTGTTTACTAGTCATTTCAAAAATTTTTACATTTTCTAAATCCTTTATTAGATTATAGGAACTTTCTTTTTGATTAACAAGACTTTCTCCTTGGTGAACACCACTATTATGAGAAGTGTTACCATCTTCTATAAAAGGATCAACGGCAAAGATTTTTTTATCTTTATTCAGTGTTCCGAGCTGGGCTATACTGTCCCCATTATAAATTCCAATTTCTAAATAATTTAAGGGAGAGTTAGCTAAAACTACCTGCATAAATTCAAAAGCTGGTTGACAAAACATTAACATTTTTCTCGTAAAATAAAATCGTTGATACCTGTTTCTAAATCGTATTCACATTTAAATCCTAAATCAATTGATTTAGAGGTATCGCAGACCCAAACGTTGTTTTCAAAAGCCTTACGCATTTCTGCCACTTTGGCCACAGGTGCTTCTTTATTTCCTGTAATCTTAATCCATAGATCTAGTAGATCAAAGTTACTTGTTTGCAATCCGCTACCAAAGTTTACTATTTCTCCTGGCGCTAAATTCCATTCCTGTAACACTAAATCGATGCCGCGTACAAAATCATTTATATAAATGAAGTCATGATGTCCTTGATACAAGGTCATCGGTTCATCATGTTTGAATGCACGATACAGTCTCGGGAATAGTCTATGTTGTTTCTCGCCAGGGCCGTAAACACTATACGGCCTCACTATCCATATGGGCAGCTTGTGTAATCTAGCCCAACCTTGGCACATCAAAGTTGCAGCACCTTTGGTTGCTTGATAGTAGTCCACCGGTTTTAACAATGTATCTTCAGCAGTGGCATGGTTAGTTGGGCCATATTCGCTACTGCTACCAATTTGTACCAGTTTACAGAGTTGTTCGCTACGCTGTACGTACTCAAGAATCGTTTGCACCATAACAATGTTTGGCACGAACATGTTCTCATGATCATAAATTTCAGCAGCCGAATTAATGATTGCATCAGGTTTGAACTGTTCTAGACAATCACGCAGAGCTTCGTTACGTCGAAACGCATAAACTTCGTGTCCACGTTTGGTATAGTAGTCGACTAAATTTTTACCTACAAATCCAGTCGAGCCGGTTATGAATATTTTCATTTTAAAATTAAAGGAAGATGCGTGGTTGCACGTTGTAAACGTGTGGGTTTATAAGTTCCTGGCCAGTGTACAATCCAATCGCCGGGCTCCCAAGCACCACTATTACCTAAAATATCAAATCTGGCATCGCAGTAATCATAAATTTCTGGCTCATAGCTATTCATGAACTTTTGCGGAACAATTTTTACTATATGTTGGTAATCTTCGATAGTATCAATGATAACCTGTTGTTCGGCCCATTCGACATTCTTATATGATTCTTCACTATCAATTATCATTTGTAGATATGCACGGCCTTCCTTGCTGTTACGAGCTAAAAAGTTACCAGAATTAAGATTAAGACGATCAACAGGTACAATAAAGTGATAGTTGTTATCAATTCTATCCTCAATTCTAATTGTTTGGTTAGTAATCATGGCATCACATTCAGAAAACAATAACCATTCTATTTCTGGATGTTCTTTGAATAACTCTAGTGTATAATGAATTTTGTTAAAACCAGTAATTGTGCTATACTTCATTTCAGTAAGTACATGGAAATGATATCCATATCTTGCACAGTATTCTTGTTTTGATTGATCAGTTAGAGCAGCCAAATCACTATAATTGGCGTCATGTAAGCTTGCAACGGCGTGCATATGTGTCCTTGAAATTCAATGTAAGTTATTTATTTTACTAAGTACTGCTATGAAAATCTACGATTGTTTTACATTTTTTAATGAATTTGAGCTTCTTGAATTAAGATTACAAGAATTGGGCGAATATGTAGATCATTTTGTTATAGTCGAAGGTAATCGAACATTTCAAAATCAACAAAAACCATTTTATTTTTCATCTATGGAGCATCGCTTTGAACAATGGAAAGATAAAATAATACATGTTCAATTGATGGACATGCCTGAACAACCTGATGCTTGGGGTCGAGAACGCTATCAACGCGATGGAATATTGAAAGGCCTGGAATCGTCGGACCCAGATGATATCATTATGATTGGAGATGTAGATGAAATACCCAGGATAGAAACTATCCATAAATTACGTAATAGCACCCAATCAATTTGGGGATTTAGAATGCCTTTATTCAATTTTAAGTTCAACTATATGATGTATACTGAAGATTACTATTCAATTTGGTCTGGTGCTATACGCCGTAGTTTACTAAGCAGCCCGGAAGATTTTCGACGTATGCGTCACACTTTAAATCAGTGTCCATTTAATTTCTTTGATGATAACGTTCAGATTATAGAACATGCTGGTTGGCATTTTACATACTTAGGCAACGAAAAATTTATAACAACTAAATTACAAAGTTATGCACATGCAGAAGCAAATACACCAGAAAATATTAATCAACTTAATGTTTTAGAAAGTATTAAAAATGGTGTTGGGGTGATAAGATCGAATTCAGCTAACAAATTTATTCCTGTAATTTTAGATGATTATTTTCCGGTTTCTGTAAAGAATAACCCTAAATATAACGAGTATATTATCCTAGACGCAGAAAAACTAGTTACAGATCTTTTACCTTTTTCATAATATGAGTAATGCTACTTTAGAAATTACAACCATGATTGGTTGTCCGTTAATGTGCAACTATTGCCCTCAAGACAGCTTGAGAGATGCCTACGGTGATGACATCAAATATATGACCCTAGAGGACTTTCAGACAATTGTGGACCGGGTGCCACTAGACGTTAGATTGGATTTTAGTGGCCAGGCAGAACCCTGGGTGAATCCTGCTTGCACTGACATGGTAGAATATGCTTTGCAACGAGGTTTTAAACTGGCAATCTTTACCACTCTGTATAACTGGAACGAAACAACAGTTCACCGTATGGGTCAACTGTTGCTAGATTATGCCGCACAAATAGAAATTTTCAAAATTCACTTTCCAGACGAAAAAGGAAACATGCGTGGATGGCGACCCAGCACCGAATGGGAGTATGCTTACATAGGCATGCGTACTGTGGTACAATCGGCTGGCATCCATTATGAAGCCATGACCATGAGCGACGACGGAGTACATCCTGCCATCTCGCATTTGCCTGGCGTTGCAGTTAGTCACAGTTGGAGTATAGCGGCACATGATCGAGCCGGTACTCTAGATACCGATCAAGTTCGAGAACAACCCATCAAATTTAGTCCCAAACACGAACATCCAGTCAAATGCGGTAAAACAGATTTATACAATCAAGGCGTGTTACTGCCCAACGGGGAGGTGCTGTTATGTTGTATGGATTACGACAAGAAACATGTTATGGGCAATTTGCTGGAACACGATTATCACGATCTTTACACCAATCCAGAAATTGTTAAACTCAAACAATTGAACGCTCTTCCCCATTATACCAACCAATCTTTATGTAAAAGTTGTGTCGACGCAGTAGTTGACACGGCCTAATATTAATGTTAAAATCATGATTCAACTAATCTGGAGTCATACTATGTTTGAATCAATTGAAATTCGTCAAGTTGCAAACGGGTTTATAGTTACTGTACAGTACGAAGACGAAACTCGAGAATTTGTGTTTGATACGGCTCGCAAAGCAATGAGTCATATTAAACAATTCATTGCGCCAAAATCAGGCGAATAAATACACTTATTCAACAATTATTGAGGTTTCATGTCAAAAACAGTACTAATTACCGGCGGCGCCGGTTTCATTGCACATCACGTTATAGATTTAATTTTACGAACTACAGACTGGAATATCGTCTGTTTAGATAGACTAGATATTAGTGGCAATCTAAATCGACTGCACGATATGCTACAGGACCATGATGCACGAATGGTCAGTCAGCGACTACGTATTGTGTTTCATGACCTCAAGGCAGAGATCAACAGCCAAATTGTACACGATATTGGCTCGGTAGATATCGTCCTACACTTGGCAGCAGGTAGCCACGTAGATCGTTCAATCTCCTATCCCATGGAGTTTGTACAGGACAATGTGGTTGGCACGGTTAATATGTTAGATTATGCAAGGAAAAACTTACCAAATCTGGAACGCTTTGTATACTTTTCCACCGACGAGATCTTTGGGATTGCACCTCCAGGTGTATCGTATCGTGAATATGATCGATATAACAGTACCAATCCCTACTCCGCGAGTAAAGCGGCAGCGGAAGAGTTTTGTGTTGCGTATGAAAATACTTACAAGATGCCTATTGTGGTTACCCATACCATGAATGTGTTTGGAGAACGACAGCATCCAGAAAAGTTTATTCCTAGTACAATACAAAAGGTGAGAGATGGGGAAACAGTCATCATACACAGTGATCCGACCCGAACCGTGGCAGGTTCGAGAATGTACATCCATGCCCGAGATGTTGCTGAGGGTCTTATGTTCATACTCGGTCTTGAGAATTATCGTCACCAAGGTGACTACGGCCACGCCCACTGCCCCAAGTTTAATCTTGTCGGTACTGAAGAAATTGATAACCTTACCCTGGCACAAATGATTGCACAAGCAGTGGGCCAAGAACTCAAGTACGAAATGACAGACTTCCATACTAGTCGTCCCGGACACGACATGCGTTATGCACTAGACGGTGGATTACTTGCTAGCCTAGGATGGATTCCAAAAATTAAATTAACAGATAGAATTAATGAGGTAGTGCAATGGACATTGGCAAACGAAAGATGGCTACGTAAATGATTAAACATGGTTTCGTAGTTACATCGGCGGTTAATAGTAAATTTGGAATATATTCTGCAAAAGAGCGTTTGTATCAGACTCTCACCACATTAGATAATGTGCGAAGTAAAGTTCCTAATTGTAAAATTATTGTGATGGAATGTGCCGGTACGCCGTTGACAGATGAACAAAGTGATTTGTTAGAAAAAAACTGCGATTTACTATTAGATTTTAGTCGCGATCCTGATGTTATAGCGATATATCAAAGTGATAATTGGGATGTTGTAAAAAACTCAACAGAAATTATGTGTTTTGGTCGTGCGTTACGCATGTGTCAAGATGACGGAGATCTTGACGGATTAGACCGAATTCATAAAATGTCTGGTCGTTATATACTTAATGAAGAATTTAATCTTGAAGTATATGAAAATTATTCAGATCGTATTATTATTGGACCAAAACACAGTAGTCAATTTCCATTATCTGTTACAGGTATTGAATTACAGTACATGGCTAGGCTTTGGTCATGGCCAGCTTCTCAAACAGAAAGAGTGATTCAAGTTTATAAAGATAGTCTTGACTATATTGGTGAACGTGTTAGTCGGGGTGGATATGCAGATATAGAGCATGTGCTCTATAAGTTTCTTCCTGTTGACTTGGTAACAGAACTCCCGGTACTTGGGGTAGAAGGCAGTATTGCACCTAACGGTGTAGCTATTAGGAATTAAAATGAAAAATTGTACAGAACTTAAAGAGTGTATTGGTTGTGGCGGATCAAATTTATTGTTAACACTAGATTTAGGTAAACAACCTTTAGCAAATAATTACCTCGAGGATAAGAATCAAAAAGAAGAATTATATTCGTTAGCAGTTAATCGTTGTAACGATTGTAATCATTTGCAACTTACGCACATTGTTGATCCAGATATTATTTATCGAAATTATTCTTACGTAAGTGGTACAAGTCAAACTTATATTGATTATATGGATTGGTTTGCTCGCTGGGCTAGAGAATATTCTAATTGTTATTTTGGACACGTCTTAGACATCGGTTGCAATGATGGTAGTCAATTGGATGCCTTCGCTCAAATTGGGTTTACAACACATGGAGTGGATCCTGCAGAAAACTTGTTTGAAACCAGTTCTGCCAAAAAACATCGTATTGTCTGCGGATTTTGGGATAAGAAAACTATCAAGCAATTAAAACATGATCGATTTGACATTGTGGTTTCACAAAACGCTTTTGCCCATATACCCGATCCTTTAAAATATTTGCAGCTATTGGAACCGTTAGTTAAAGATAAAGGACTATTTTTTATACAAACCAGCCAAGCTGATATGGTATTAAATGGAGAGTTCGATACCATTTATCACGAACATATTAGTTTCTATAATATTAAATCAATGAAAGAATTGGCAAAACGTGCAGGTTGGCATTTAATTGATGCTATTAAAACTCCTATTCATGGCAATAGTTATGTATTTGTTTTAAGTCCTAATTACAAACGTCCTAAACATATTAAGAACTTAATTGCTATGGAAGCCGAATTAGACAATCCAACGACTTATGAAAACTGGGCAGATCAAGCTATTGGTATTAAGTCTGAATTTCAATCAGTATGCCAAGATTACAAAAAGAGTGGATATAGAATTATTGGCTATGGTGCTGCTGCTAAAGGCATGACTTTGCTTAATTTTGCTCAAAATATAGAAATGGATTATATAATTGATGATAATCCTCTTAAACAAGGACGATTTAGTCCTGGTAAAAAAATACCTATTGTTAGTTCACAAGAATTACATTTATTAAAAGAATCTGATCGCGTATTGTTTATTCCTCTTGCCTGGAATTTTTATTCTGAAATTAGGAAAAAAATTAATTCTATTAGAAATAATCCAGATGACAGATTTTTAAAATATTTCCCTGAGGTGACAGTTGAATATTAAGTTTCCGTTAATTGAATTAGTCGATAGGTATGTGATATCTCAAATCAAGTTTGAAAAAACACAGGGAGCGAATCAATTAGAATTAAATTTCTATACTGATCAAATTTCTCAATTTGACTTGAATGTAGTAAAAAATGATTTAGAAAATTTAAAATTATTAC